CACTTCCTTGCGCTGAGCCGCAACCTGCTGCGACTTCTTCGTCAGTGCCGCTTCCTGCCCGTACAGGCGCTTCAGGTCCTTTACGGATACCTCGAGTTCCTCATCGTCAACCTTGAGCTTGACCACGGCGTCGTCGTCGAGTGCCTTAGTCTTCTTGGCGGGCTCTTCGTCGGCATCGTCTGTCTCTTGCTCTTCGTCTGACTCTTCGGATTCCTCTTCTTGAGGGTCCTCTTCGGATTCTTCAGTCTCTTCGGGGTTGGTTTCGGCCTCCTGCTCGACGGTTTCATCGGTCTCGTCGGTCAGGTCTTCGTCCTCAGGGTTTTCGGATGCCTGAATATCAGGGTCCTCTTCACTCCATCGCGACAGAAATTGGTCTGCTGCATCGCCTTCGGTAAATGACGGCGCAGCGTTTGCCACGCCCTGTTGGGTGGTGGTCGTCATGTGTTGGGGTTACTCTTCAGTGGGGAGAAGGAGTGAGTCCTTGGCTTGGACCCAGCTCTGGAGTTCGGCTGTGATGTCCTGCAGTGCCCGAAGCTGGAAGAAGCGGTTTTCACGCATCTCCTTGGCTTCCAGGGGACTGCCAGTAATCTCAGCGACGTACTGGTTGTAGAGTTCGTTCACGGAGACCACGAACGCCTCATTTTTTAGAAGCTCCTCGGCAGCGGTGCCGCGTTGGAGCATTAGTTCAGGGGTCATTTAGGTCCTGAGTACCGCTTGGGTCTGCGGAGGGTTCTGTTTCATCTCTTGTTCCGTCAGGTGAAGCTCTTGGGTATCCAGAGCGGCCTTGGAGGTAGCCTGGAACTCCTTAACGTCGACCTCGCGGTTGCGAATGACACTCTCGAGCTGGAGCTGCATCTTCTCCAGTTGGAGTTTCAGCATCTCGATCTGAGCGTGGTCGTCAATCTTCTTCGAAGACGTCTGAGCGACGGATTCCTGGACGGCCACCTTGCGCTCCTCAAGCTGCATCTCCTGAACCTTGAACGGATCAGGCTGCTGAGGCGGAAGCGTGCTAGGGTCGGTGATGAACTGGCTTACCTGCTTGACGCCGGTCTTCTCAAGAGCGTTCTTGAACACGGAATACCTGTTCTGCTCCGTGTAGATCCGGGCGTTTCCTGGGTCTGCCGAGAGGGTCGAGTGGATCGTCATGTACTTCATCGCCTCTTGCTGCTGCTCGTTGTAGCCGAGCTTCATCTCAACGGTGCAGGTGACCTCGTCTGCCCATTCCTGCGGGTCTACCTTCACGAAGTTGCCGGCGAGGCGCACAACCTTGTCTTTCTTTTCGTTGAGGAGTACCAAACGGTAAACCTCAAGATAAAGCGGCTTGACAAAGTGGTTGGCGAAGTTGCGAGCGATGATCTTCTCACGCTGCTGCGACAGGCTGACCATGTCATTGACCATGGCCTGGCTGTTCTGCTTCGACACAGCGTCCTTGTTGAGACCCTGGGACAACTTGGAGACACCAGTAACCTCTTCCTTGTCCTCGTCAAGCAGCTGGATCGTCTGGAACACAAACGGATTCAGCCCAGACTGCGGGAGCGGGAGGATGCCATCAGGGCGACTAACGTTGACCAGACCACCCACGCGGTTCTCGAGGAGTTCCTTGGGATTCTGCAGGGCACCCTTGACCACCATCATTCGGGGGTTGTTGGTGATGACCGTGTGATCCAGAATGCCTCGTACCAACACCGTGCGGGCGTTCTGCGTCGGGATGACGCGAGCCGCATAGTTGGAGCCGTAGAATGCGTGGGGCAGCGGGATCGGTGTGAAGGCGATGAACGGCTTGCGGTCGACCTGTTCCTTGTCTAGGATCGTGTCCATGCCACCAAGCGTGATCTTCCAGAGCTTCGCCTCACCAGTGCCGTCCATGTCGATGTCCATGTAACACTCGGACACCATGACATACTCGGTCTGCTCCTGGTCCATGTCGGACTCGAGCGACTGCATGCCGACCTCGAGGTCCTGGAAGCGGGCGAGCCGCTCAGGATCCATGGTCAACTCGTTGTCGTCGTCCTCACCAATGGAGTACACCAGCTTCTTGTCGTAGCCCATGGCGAGCAACTCGGAGCGAGTCTTGCGGGTCCGGTGGGCCACGAAGTAGGCCTCCTCAATCGAGGTTGCCGTAGCTGTGATCAGGAACTCCTCAGGAGCCACGGGAACGTAGCGGACCTGGCTCTTGTCGACCTTGCGAGTAAGCGTTCCGCTGAACATCCCCGTCTCGGGGTCATGCTCTGCCTCAACGTCCTCAACGTCCTCCTGAGACATCAGCATCTCTAGGGCGTTGACGTCGATGTCGCTGAACTCCTCCTCCTGGTCCTCGATTCGCTTGTCCCAATAGACCTTGACGACCCCTGTGCGGGCCATCAGACCATCCTGGATTACGCTCGAGAAGATCCCGTAGGAGTCGTTCTGTCGGTGGACCACATAGTCCGCGTATTCCGTTGCGATCCGCATGGTCTCGACGTCATTGTCGGTCTGCGGGTCGAACGAAACGATCTTGTTACCTGCGCTGAAGGTCTCCAGAAGGACAGCCTTCAGGGACTCCACTGCGTCGAACACGTCCATTGAGACGTACTTCGAGTTGCCTGAGTGGGCGGGTGCGGGTTTCTCGCCATGGTAGTACTCCATGACCTTCTTGCGCTCATCCGAGAGCTTCGAAGAGTAGTACTGCACACTAGCTTGAGCGTGCTTTCCTACGAGAACCTTTAGTTCCGAGTCCGACACAGGCTGAAACTTCTTGGAAGCCTTAGCCATTAAATCATTTCGATGTAGAAGTCGCTCGTACTCTCAACGGGAGTAAAGTGACCTTCGTGGATGAAGTTCGCGATTGCGAGGGACATGACGCAGTCATCAAAGCAGCCAGGCTCCGCTTCCATCTTCCCCTCGTCCGTCACCACGTAAGTGATGAGTTCCCGGAGGGTTACCTTGTCGTAGACCTCAATGTCCTTCTCACGGAACGAAGCACGGAGCTTGTCGATGATCAGGGGCTTGGTCTTTACGGTGGTGCGGAAGCCGAAGGTGACCGTCTCGTCCTCGGTCTGCTTGTCGACGTGAGTCTCGAAGTAGAGGTTCGGGTAGGCGAGGTCTTTGCCCAGGCGGGTTGCTGTGAGAATGCCGTGGTTGTTGTTTTCCACTGCCAGCTTGGCCGTGTTGAAGTATTGGCCCAGCTTGTCCAACACTGTCGCGAAGTAGTCGGGGTGTACCTGAGATCGGTATATTCCGACCTGTCGTTTCTTGGAGTCGAGGATCTGTGCCACCGACCAGTCCCCTCCTTTAACGCCCATGGCAACGTCAGCACCGATGTAGTACTGCTCGCCCGGGTCGTGGAGGCGGTATAGGATCAGGTCTCCTCGCGGCGCTTCCTCGAAGGTCTCTCCGATCAGCTCCATGCGGGACTTGATGTCCGGAGCTTCCTGGAGGATCCCGTGGATCTGCTGCGTGTGGAACACAGGGCGACCGGAGGTCAGGAAGGCTTCGTCGGCGTGGCAGGGGTATTCCTGCTGGAACATCTCCTCGCCGTTGACCGCGATCTTGTGTCGGCGGAACATGAGCTGCTCGTCGTCGAGACCATGCGCCTTCACCAACTCCTCTTCCTTCGGGGTCCTTGTGAATCCCGGGGGAACCGGAGCGCGGTACTCCTTCTGGACGAACCAGGGAATGAAGACAGCCTCGTAGTCAGACTTGCCTTCGACCGCACTGGTCCAGATGTTGTGGAATGGGTTGCCGATGCCGTTGGCCGTGGATTCCACGAAGACGAAGGTGCCTTGGGAGTTCGGGATGGCCTGCATCAGACCGTTGATGTTGTCCTTGGCGGTTGCCGGGGGATAGAATGCGGCCTCCGACAGGTGGGCCAACTGAATCGTTTCGCCGCGACCCACGCCCTCGCCCCCTGCGGTAGCGACCATGTAGGAGCTATCCAGAAGGTCGAACGACAGTTCACGCCGGGACGAGTACTTCGTGTGGGGCCTGAGGATCTCGGGGACGTTCTCATGGTATCGCTTCGCCATGTCGAACAGCGCCTTGGTGGACTCCCCGAGGTGTGTCATCACGATGGCCTTAACAGCCTTGTGCTGGCTGGTCCACCAGTAGATGATCCCCTCAATGATGGTCGACAGGCCCTGCTGGCGTCCCTTGAGGACAACCACGCGGACCTTGCCGGTGCTGTGGAGCTGTCTGATGACAGTCCGCATGAAAATCTTCTGAGCCTCGTTGAGGACAAGGGGAACTACTGTCCCCTCCTTCGTTCGAATATTCAGCGCGTGCCTGGCGTAGTACTCGAAGTCCTCGTACAGGCGCTTCCGCACCGCTTCAATACTCATTCGTCGCTGTCCTTTGCGAGATCGGCCAGGAAGTCCTCGGCCTTCTTCAGGGTCACGTTGGTTTCAGCTGCGGGCTTGGCCAGCGTGTATTCGAGCAGCTTGCTTGCTGCTGCCAGTCGGTCCTTAGGGCTGATGTCCTTCAGGCGCATCACCGTGAGTACGGACTCGATGGCTTCTTTTGCGTAATCGTCCTTCGGGAGGACGTAACCTTTCTCTTCCATGCGTGCTAAGTCTCGTTTTGCCTGGGCTTTCGCCTGGGTCATGTCATGTCCGCGCGTGGTACGGGTAGAGCCGTCCTGCGCACCGTGGGGACGCCCCAACCCGCGCTTGGTGCCCCTAAGGGCACGCCATTCCGCAAGCTGGGCACGGCCTTCAGGCGTTTGACTTAGCTTTGCGAAGTAGCTGTTTGGGTTTGGCGGTCCCTTGACGTTCGTTCGTCCCGACGCTGTGTTCTGCGCCTTCCGAACTATGTTCTTGGGTTTCGTTGCTGCCACTTGGCTTCTCCATTTCGTCTATACGGCTCCGGATCGAGCGGGATACCGCCTTAAGGGACCGTTGGACGGAGGGAACGAGGTGTGCGTGGGGGAGGTGGATCAGAACTTCCTCCCCAATCGCGCACTTTTCCTCGGTTGTTAGTGTGGAGTCCTCAAAAACGCGATTAAAGGCGCTCCACAGGTTAAGGATGTCGATGGTTTTCACGGATTACTTGCCGTAGGTGATTAGGGGCTCCGCGAGGCGCTTGGCTTCGAGCTGCTGAGGGGCTGGTTTGCCCTTCATGAAGTCGTTGAACAGCTCCGCACGGGTCTCAGCCTTGCTCGTTGTGGACATCTTGGTGATCAGCTTCTTCACCTCGGGGTCCTGAGCGGCTGCGAGGGCGCTCTTCTGGACCGTCTGACGGTTTGCGATGCCTGCCTTGTACGCGAGGGGGTTCTGGATGTCTCCAGTCGCCTGCGCTAGGGCCGGTGCTGCCGTCTGAGCGGCCTGCGGTGCTGCTTGCGCTGCCCGTTCCGCCAGTGCCTGCTCCATACGGTTGCCGTGGGATGCCTGAAGAGCCTGCTGGATTCCGTAGAACGATGCTGGATCCAACTTCTTGGCCCCGGGACTGAGCATCTGGGCGATCTTCTGTCCCATCACCGGGTCCTTCTGGGCCAATGCCGAGAGCGTCGGGAGCACATCAGCGGCCCTTGCGGGTGCCGAGGGGCTACCAACGAACTGGAGCATGCTCTGGAGGCGCGGGTGCGCCGTATCGAGACCCTGAAAGTTACCTTGGGCAACGTTACTGGCCGCTGCTTGGGCCTGTTGGGCTTGGGCAACCTGCGCTGCCTTGACAGCCTGAGCCTTCTGCGTAGGAAGCTGCGGGCCAACCGTGGTCGACTGAGCCTGGTTCTGCATGAGCTTCGAGAACTCGGCCATCTCCTGCGGGTTGCGAGGAGGACCAAACTGGTTCGACATCCCGAGGAGGTAGGTCGGATCGCTGGCTTGGGTCTCTGCCAGTGCTGCACGCTGGGCCGCTTGGGTCTTGAGGACCTCCTTGGCCTGAGCCGCTTGGGCAGCTTGCGCCGCCTTCTGCTGTGCGACCAGATCCGCTTGTACCGGAGCCGCTGCCTGTGCTGCCTGCTGACGGAGTTGAGCCCCGCCCTGCATGGCATTGGCCATCTGGGAGCGAGCCTGAGCGGCTGCTTGGGCCTGAGCGGCTGCGTTCTGCACACGGGCCTGCTGTGCTGCCTGCTGACCGGCTTGGAAGACCTGCTGACCCTGTGCCTGCCCTGCGGATGCTGCCTGACGTGCCTGAGCTGCTGCCGCCATGCCCCGCTGGAACTGGTTTACACCTTGTCGCGTTCCCGCAGCAGCCTGCGCTGCCTGTGTGGCCTGCAGTCGAGCCTGTTGGGCGCTCAAGCTGGCTTGGGCGAGCGTCTGGGCACTCTGGGATGCCTGGGAGGGACCGAGGCGATTCAGAGCCGCCTGGGCTGCTTGTGCCTGCTCGAGAGCCGCCGAGATGTTTCCTGTGCGGTTCTCACGGCCCCCAAGTGCGTTGATGGCGAAGTGACGGAGCGGCGCATACGGGACCAGGTTGTCCACGGCCATGCGAGCGCCCTGCATGAGCATGTTACTGTTCGCAGGGGTAGGAGCCGTCATCGACAGCGCACGTTGACGCATCTGGATGGCGTCCGCAACTGCACCCCCGTTGGGAAGCTGCCGCAGGGCGTTGATGTCGTCATCGCTCATGGAGCGGGTACGGTCAAGAGCATTCAGAAGCGTCTGACGCTCCGGACTCTTGTCCATCTGTCGCAGTGCGTCGGCAGCAGTCTGCGTGTACCGAGCAGCGAGTGCGTTTGCGTCGGCAGGGCCTAGCTTGGCATCGCCTTGCGTCGTCCTGCTGGCGAGACCTTGGAGACCCTGGATGATCTCAGCGTCCCGCTGCGCGTTCTCGGCTCCCCCTGCCTTACGGATGAACGTAGAGGCAAGCTGGTTCTCCGTGGGACCCATGGTAGCCCCTGGGATTGCCCCGAGGACCGTACCTAGGCCGGCACTGGTCGCCAGGTCCCCTGCGTCTACCGGGCCATCGCTGTGACCAAGGTAGTTTGCGGCCCCCTCTGCACCTCCTGCCAACATGCCGGCCCCGACCCGTGCTGCCGTACTGGCAGTAGGTACTAAGCGGGCCGCAGCTATAGGAGCACTGACAGGGAGAACCCCGCCTGCGAGCTGACCAGCCGTGAATGCGGATCCGCCTGCCTTGTCCTGCTCCCGCTGCTTCAGAAGCTCGTCCTCGTAGGAGGTGCCGTTCTTCTGGGAAGCGACGAGAGCCGCCAACTTGTCTGCGGTGCCAAACGACAGCGTATCTGCTACGCCTCGAATCGCATCGTCGGTAGTCTTGAGCGGACTGTCTACGAAGCGGTGGCCGAGATCGACCGCGCCATTCGCCAAGGCCGAGCCGATGTTCGACGCGGTATCTACGGGATGCGAAGCAGCGTTAGCCAGGGACTCCAGAAGCGATGGATTTTTTGCGGACACGGGAGGACCGACATTGTCAGCAGTCCCAGGCACGTTCGCCACAGCGCTAGGGGCCGCTTGCGCGGGCTGCTGAGGTGCAGCCTGTGGGGTAGCTTGGGTTTGGCCCTGCGGGGCGGTTTGCGGGTCCTGTGGATCACCCACAACCGGGGCTTGGGACCACCAGTCGCCCCCGCCTGTGTCCTGGGGGATCCTTGCGGCTACCTGAGCACCGTACTGCAGGGTGTTCGGGGCGTTGGGGTTGCGAGGGTCGCTCACGGCAATGCCTTGGCGGGCCTTGTCGATTGCCCCAGGGCCCCCGTAGTAGCCTGCAGCGGTCAGCGCGGGGTCTCCCCCTGCCTTCTCTGCCATTTGCTGGATGTACCGGACACCGGCTCGAGCATTATCTACCGGGTCTTTGATGTCCCAGCCCTTGTCGGCAACGGAATGGAATGTAGACGGGATAATCTGCATCCCGCCCACAGCACCTGCGTTGGACGTCTTTGTGTTTTTGCCGCTACCGGATTCTTGCTGGTATATGCTTCGGGCAACCGCAGCTACCTGTGGGGCCGCGCCTTCAGCATCCAATGCAATATCTACCGGGGTTGCGATAGGGGCGGAATCCCACGGATCAGCCATTACGGTTTCCTTCTAATGGACCCATCAGGGGCCTTGAAAACAGCGCCTGACGGGAGAGCTGCGTAGCTCGCTGCGTCTGACACTGCGACTGGTTGGTAAGCCCCAGAGCCCGTGCTGCCACCTGTGTTGCTGGTTCCGCTGGTGGCGAAGCCTGTGGGCGGCGCTGGGTTGGCCTTGTTGACCTGGGACGCTTGGAAGTCGCGGATCTTCTGAAGGATCTCGCCCTGCTGTTGGAGCCAGGGGATGATGACCTTCTGACGGTCTGCGGTCGGAGCCGGGACGTCCGAGTTCAGGAAGCCCGCTTGTTTGTCCGTGATGGCACCCTTCTTCAGCGCGTCCTGCACAAGCGAGGCGTCGACGGTGGCACGCTGGATCGTCAAGTTTCCTTGGGCCGAGCTGGAGCCTAACGTCTGCGCGAGCTGAGGGAACGCAGCTGCGAGGCGCGGGAACGCCGAGGGGTCGTCGGCCTGGGCCTGGGCCGTGGCGATGGCGCGTTGGTTCGCTGCCAGAGCCTGTTCGGTCTGGGTGAGCTTCGCCTGGTAGTCCCGAGCGTTCGCCCGGTCGTCCTGAGCCTGTTGAGCCTGGGACTTGAGGTTCTGCCCCACGACCGTCTTGATGAGGCCGGCCTGGTTGATGAGCTGCTGCTTGCCCAGGAGGAAGTCCTGAACCTGCGAGTTCGGCACCACCTGGGGGGTGGGCTCTCCAGGCATCTGGACCATCGAGAACGTCCCATCGGCCAGCGGTGTGACCTTCGGGGTGTTCAGGTCGCGCTGCTGGTTGAGCGTGCCATCGAACGTGTTGTTGAACGCCGAGCCTGCTGCACCGAGTCCCTTCTGCAGGTTGTCCGCACCCAGCATGGCCGAACCAGCGGCAATCAAGCCGTTGTTCATTGACATGTTCGGGTCCGTGGCCTGCCTCTGGAACATCGCCTGGATCGGGGACATCTGGGGACCCTGGGGCGCTTGTATGGCAGCGGAGACCGGCGTTTGCGGTGACCCCTGGGGAGCCATTGCTTGCGACAGCGGTGTCGAGTCCTGAGGAGCCTGAGGGTTCGCCATGGCGTAACTCAGGTACGAGGGCATCGACCCAGCAGCGGGGTTGGGAGTCCCGTTCTGGTAGTCCTGCATCGCCTGCGCAAGATACGAAGGCAACGAGGGGTCGTTCGGGTTACCCGTGAGGTACCCCGGGATCCCCGCTGGGAGGTTGAAGTTGTAGTCAGCCATGCGAGTTCCTTAGCCTCCGTATCCGAATGCGCCCAAACCTGCAGGAGCTGAAACGCCGTAGCTAGGATCTGCGGTGGATCCAGAGGGCATCGAGAAGTTGTAGCCCGTCGAGCCGCCGCTGGTGTCCCCATAGCCCCCGAGCTTCGAGGCAGCTCCATAGCCCATCATCCCGGCACCCAGAGCACCTTGAATGGATGCTGCGGTCTGGTTCGGACCAATCGGGTTGACAGGTTGGCCTCCCCACTTACCGTTGATCACATTCATGTACTGTCCGATAAGGTTAAGAGGCGTTTGCTGCTGTTCGGTGAACTGCTGCTTAGCGGCGTTGTCGAGGTTCTGTTGCTGCGTCTGGTACAGCCCGCCCGCTGCGTTCAGCTGGTCGAAGTTGTTGCCGTTCGCCTGCTGCCCATTGAGGAGCGCGGTGTTTCCGAGCGCGTATGCGTTACCCACTTGCGAGTTAGCGTTAAGGGCGTTAGTGGCATTCGTGTTGTACTGCGATTGTGCCGTCTGCATCCCCGTGTTGAAGAGCTGACTGCGGATGTTCGCGGACGTCTGGGCCATCTGCTGCGATGCGTTGCGCTGGAGGATCGCCTGGGCAACCCCGGTTCGCGTAGAGTCCGTGTTCCCGTTCCCAGCAGCCTGAACGGCTAGAGAGGGGAGCTGCGTCTCGTTGAGGTTCCGCGAGGCGTCCAGGTTCGCTGCGTTAACCATCTGGGTAGCCATGTCGCTGTTCGCGAGCTGGTTACCGTAGTTCATGAAGCTTTGCGTGGGGTCCTGCTGTGCCTGAGAGAGGAGCGACTGTGCGTTCGAACCGTAGGTCGAACCAGCGCCCGTCAGCCCCATTCCGGTGTTGTAGAACTGGTTGGCCGTGTTGTAGCCGTTCCCGTTCGCGTAAGCTGCAGTCTGATCGGCACCTTGGGTCTGGTACGGATTCAGGCCGGCAACTCGCTCACCGTTGTACGCCCCGTTGGTGCCCATTCCGAGTGCCTGGTGCAGGGCGTCTTGCGCGGGCTGGAATTCCCCGGAGATGTACGGCTGCGCGGCAGACCAGGGGCTATTGGCGGCTTCAGCAGCGGCCTTTTGCCCATCGGCCTGAGTGCCTGCTGCCATATTGCCAGCGACACCGCCAACCACAGCAGCACCGACCGCAGCTGCCGCGACGTGCATCCTGGAGAGGCTAAGTGCGGGGCAAAGGAGTTTGAGGAGAGTCTTGATCATTGAGGACCTTGGTGTAGAGCCTCTCGGTCTCATGAAAACCCAGCCGCTCGAAGATGCGCCCCATGTCGAGGTGCAGCTTGGTGCCCGTGAAGAGCTTCTTGACGCCACGCGCCTTGAGGGTCTTCTCCACGTACTTGAACAGCTTGACGCCGACCCATCCCTGCCGGTGTTCCGGTTGGATGTAGTACACGTCAGTGAAGCCGTGTAGGTCGTTCTTGTAGTGGAGGTGGGGCCGAACGATGGTGATGTGATACCCGGCGATCTTTCCTGCCTCTCGGGCAGTGACGATATGCAGGGCACCGGAATCAGCAAATGCTTCGTACGACTGATAGTCGGGGGCGAGCTTGATGGAGTCGCGGTTAATTGCGATCTCCTCCCAATGTGCTGGCCACAGGACTTCCATCTCGGCGACAATGTCCCGCCACTGCTCTACTTGGTAGGTAATCACGGCTTCGAGGTCCGAATGTCCACGACCATGTGAATACGGTCGCAGGGGGAGTTGTTGATCACTTCATGCTCTTCGGCGTTCTGGAACCACCAGGTCTCGCCTGGGGCCATGTAGACGTCCTCATCGCCCGTGCGGAAGTACACTCCCGGGGCACTCTGGAGAACCACATGAAAGCGGTCCCAATACTGCGCATGAACCGGCGTATCTGCGTGCGGGAAAATCCGGCCTCCCGGGGAGATCTTGTTGACGATCACCCGCCCTAGCCGTTCGCCACCCACACGGGCCATGAGACCCATGACGATGGGGCGGGCTTCCGGGAGGGACTTGTAGACCTCCTGGTCGACACATTCGTGCTGATCGAAGTTGGCCATGTGCTTCGCTAGCGCCTCTTCGGTTTCATGCACCGAGCGTGGCGGGAAGCGGAGGATGATCGACTCAATCTGACCGAACGGCCCTTGCGGGTAGTCACGCAGATACGTGTCCTCTTTCCAGAGATGGGGGCGACGTTGGATTGCCAGGTTCAGCGGGACGGTGTCAAGACCGCTCGCAAGGCGCATAAAGTTTTTCATTACTCTCTCGTTGAATGGTTACGTCACCCGCGCAGCAAGTTGCGTCAGCGCGGAGTTGATTGCCGCTACCGATCGCTCGAGCTTCTTTAGCTCCTCGTTAAGCCATGTGGCTTCCGATCCCTTGAGTGGGGGCTGTGCCGCGCGGACGTAGTTTTGAAGTGGGACGTTTAGGATGACCGCCATGACTTACCTCCGGGACATCGACTTGATCTCGCAATCCATGCCAGAGATCTGGAAGTTGGAGATCGAGCTGGTGCCGATCTTGTAGGCTAGGTAGCGGCCCGATACCATCATGTCGATCTTGTAGTCGCTAGACGGATTGAAGGGAGACTTGGACCTGTAGTTCGGGGTCTGCTCAGGGAGATCCGAGGAGCCGAACTCAAACGTGAAGGTTCCCGTGGCATCATCGAAGTACGCCTCAGGGACAGCGCTCTGCACGGTCTTGTAGGACCGCAGCGGGAGCCCCTGGGTATCCATGGACACTCCGACACGTTCCACGTAGGCTGGCTTGAGGGTCTCGGGGTTCGCCGGGAGGTTGACCATACCTACCGTTGGGAGGTCAATGGCGTATACGGCAGTATCCGAGAGTCCCTTGGACTGGTCATACACTCCGAGCATGATCGACAGCTTCGGCGTGCCCCCACCGGAGAATGACGTGTAGGACGTGTTGTACAGCGAGTAGCTGTTCGTGGCGTCCCCGAAGAGATCCTTGACCAACGAGGCGTTAGCCTCCGCTCCCCCAACGATGTTAGGGAGATCCATGAAGGACCAGGTGTCGTCCTTGTAGTTGTACGTCGCGGCCTGGTTACAGAACGTGGTGCCTGCGAATGAGGCTTCGTCCTGCAGCGTCGCATAGCAGAAGTGCAGCAGCTTGGACACGGAGTCGTGTGCCACGAAGCAGAACCCTTGCTTGTTCCTGTCCAGTGTGTTGTAGATTCGCCGCCTTACTCGCCCCTCAGCAATCGACTGGCGGGATAGCCCGTCTGTAACGTAGATGTCGTTGTCGCCGAACACGTAGTGCTTGCTTTCTACCTCGACCACGCAGTTGGTGTTGAGTACGCCACCCTCGAAAGGGAGTCGCCGGAAGTTGAAGACGTTAAGATCTCCCGAGTACTCCATGAGCCAGATCTGGTTCTGCGAGTAAATCAGGAAGGCTTCGCCCAGGGCGAGACCGTCTCGGATCGGGTTCTTCATATCTCCGATTACATTCTCGCCTGCCACGTAGTTCGTGTTGGCGGGGTCCCATTGGAGGCCACTTACGGCGGTGGAGTACTGGATTGGGTTCGACCACTTGACCATCGTCGGGTAGTCGACGCCGTTCTTGTTCATGCCCAGGCAGATACAGTAGCCTTTGAATCCCCGCACAATACTTGCGGTATCCGTGGCGACCCAATCGCCGCCCATCAGGGAGTAGGTGGAATCGTGCTTGATATTCCGCGCGTATGGGCGCATCCCTGTGCGGGCCAGGAAGGACAGCCCAGCGACCTGGGCATGGCTCCATGGGTTGTCGTTGGTGACAGTTCCAGACGTTGGGGTCTGGAAGGACATCACATTGCCAGGGTAGGCACGGATGGTTCCATCGTTGTCTGCCACGAACACCGTCTCACCGGCAGAGGGGTCGGTGTAGCTACCGACAAAACGAGCAGCATTAGAACTGCCGCCCTCAGCAGAGTCATATACGTTCGGGTTTGCATCGTAGGTTCCTGCGGCCGCATCGTAGGAGAGCGCCGAGCGGATTGGGTTGAAAAGCTCTTTGAATACCGGAGCACGCTGTACGCGCCCCTCTGAGAAGATGACGTTGTTCGCCGCCGAGAACGCATTGGGCGGGAGGTCATACGGGCTGGCGTCGGTGATAACCCCCACGCCCCCGAGCTTGCGAAGCGGGAGGTTAGCCATTTACAGTTTCATGATGTAGGCGAGCGCCAGGTACGGAGGAAGACAGGTGTGCGTGTGGTCACCAACCTGGTTGATCGTGTGGGTGTGCCCGTTGGTGGTGACCCCCGAGACGACCGTGGCCCCGGAGCCTGCAGCAACCGCGAGGTTCGACACGGTGAGTGATGCCTGCGCGGTGTTCTCGGTGTGCGTGTGGGTGCCACCGAAGCCGGTAGTGGCAGAGCCTCCGATGGCATTGGGTGCGTAAGTGCCCCCAGCTCCGATAACGAACTGCCCCCGGAGGTCTGGGGTACCTTGGGTACCATCGCACAGCCCGTAGCCGGCTGGGACGTTAGTCACCGACCCCGACCACAGGATGATGGCCCCCTGAGGAACCGGGTTGTTCAGTTGCGTGGGAGTAGCGGTGACCGGGGAGTCCAGGTTCGGGAAGGTGTTCACCAGGACCGACTTGATCATCCTGAGATGGTCGTCAGCCTGGGATACTGAATCGGTCGATAGCGGGTTAGCTGCGACCAACTGCTTGATATAGGTTGCGGATTCGATGGCCATTACTTACACCTTCATGATGAACGCCAAGGCGTAGTAGGGGTTCCGGATGTCGAATGCCGCACCGTTGCCGGCACTGCCAATGCTGATGTTGTGGGCGTGCGAACCTGCCGCATCCATGTACACACCTGTGAACGCCGCAGCAGTGACACCCGCGTCTCGAGCGTTTGCGCTTGTGTTGTCGACCCTTACGTTGTAGTCGAGACCTTGCGCCGCGCTGTGCTGCAGGAATGCACCTGCCTGAGGACCGTGTACGTGACCCGGATCGTGGAGTGTGTGGGCGTGGTTACCCTGGGCATCCATGGAGGCCGCGTGGGTGTGCGCAGGCATGTTGGCCTGGCTCAGGCTGATCGCAACCGCGCCCCCCTTGGCGCCTATGGCGTAGGACCCACCAGAGGCGATCACGAAACGGTCCCTAAGGTCCGGAGGGGTGATGTTGCCCGTACCATCCGACAGGGCTACGGCCACCCCGTTACACAGCGTCCATCCAGACGGGAGAGTTGCCCCCGACCACATGGCAATCAACCCAACCGGAGTGCCGTTGTTCAGGTTCTCTACTGTGGCCGTTAGGGGGGCCTTCATTGTCGGGAAGGTGGCCTTCAGGGTCGACTTGATGAGCCTAAGGTGATCGTCAGCAAATGCGATGGGGTCCGAGCCTACGGGGTTCGCGGGGACCAGATCGCTGATGTATGTACCTGTTTCGAGTGCCATATGGGTGTTACCCCACCATGGGGGTACTTAGGAGTTCTGAGTGGATTGGAGATGCGGAAGGAAGGCGGACACCATGCGCTGGAGTGTGTAGCACATGGGCTCGCCCTCGGCTGCGTGAGCATTGATGCCCGCGTACTCAAGGATGTCCAGGGTCGCGTGGGTACATTCGTGGACGAGGACATCCACTCCCGATCCTGGGGATACCCATATGACCGTGGGGCCTTGGGTCTCCCAGCAGAGTCCCTCGGATGTCGTGAGGTCCTCGAGGCTTA